AAACAAAGCTGAAGCAAAGAGTAAAGACTTATTTGTCGCAGGTTGGCGACCCGCTGTGGGTTGGACTTGTTGCCTTGGAATGGCGGGTAACTTCCTTGTTATTCCGATGGCAAACTTTGCGCTTGCTTTATCCGGTTCTCCAATCGTTATTCCCCTTATAGATTTGTCAACTATGTTGCCTGTCCTTATGGGTATGCTTGGGTTAGGTGGTTTGCGTACATACGAAAAGACTAAGGGGGTTAAGTAATGGCTACAGGTTTAGAAAGTGCCTTTGACCAACAAGAAGTAGAAGATGTCTTTGCAGTTGAGGAAGGTGCGCCCATAGGTTATGGTTCTTTACAGGAAGCACTAGCGGCAGGACAGGAGGCTTACAACACTGCTTACAGTAGCTCAGTTGAAGATTCTTATAATTCTTTGACTGACGAACAGAAAGCTAACATTAGTGCTGTAGAATCTAGTATGGCACGTAGCGGTAGAGACGCTTCCTTTCAAAGAAAAGAAAACCCAGAGATAGTAGCGTACTTACGAATAAGAGACGCTGAACCTCAGCTAGACCTAAGTACTTTAATGTATGGCGGTAAGACAATGGGGCGCAAGCGTGAAGACATGGACTTTTACGATGAAGACAGTCCTTACCGTGCAGGCGCAGACGCTCAAGCTAATATAGTGAAGGACTACTTAGAGGAAAGTGATACTCCTCTTTATAAAGAACTGGAAGACGGTACACGTTTGTATCTTACTACAGGAACTTCTGCTCACTTCGGTGAAGAACAGAAAGGCGGTACAGGTCAGTGGGTACAGGCAGGTGACGTAGGTACATACAGCACGTACTGGGAACCTAAGCCAAACCGTAGCTTCCTTGAGGGTATGATTGCTAACCCTATCTTCCGTACTGCACTTGCGGCGGCTACAGGTGGTACATCTGAGGCTTTAATCCAAGCCGGTAGAGCTGTAACAGGGGAAGACTTAAACTCTGCTGATTGGGCTAGTATGATTACTGGCGGTGATTTAGGAAGTCTTGCTGTTAAGGCCGCTATTACTGGCGACCCTACAAAATTAATTACCAGTGTAGCAACCGACGGTGCAATAGGCGACGCACTAAGTAAAATAGGTGTGCCTCAGAGCTTAATTGATGACCCTGACTTTATATCTGGTGTTGGTGAAGCCATAGGAACTGTAGCAGAAGGTGGTGACATACAGGACGCATTAGAGGCGGGCTTAATAGAGTATGTTAAGGAAGGTGGTGGCTTTGGTATAGAACTGCCGGATGCTCCTGATATAGACATTGACTTAGGTGCTATCGGTGATGTAGTTAGTAACATAGCGTCAGGCATTCGTGATGTAGGTTCACAGATTGGTGATGTAACTGACCCTATTTTTTCAACGGTCGGTGACATAGGTTCTGCTACGGAAGATGTAGTAAGAGACGTTGGTTCAGCCGTTGGTGATGTAACTGACCCTTTACTGTCTACAATAGGTGACGTAGGTTCAGAGATAGATGATACTTTAATTGAACCTGCTAAAGAGTTTCTTGAGTCTCTTGAAACACCTGACTTACCTGACTTACCTGACTTACCTGACTTACCTGACTTAGGCTTTAATCTGGGTATGCCTCAGTTATCTATGCCGTCAGGTACACGTACTACGGACGGTTTGTTTAGCTCAGAGTTGTTTAAGTTTTCCCCTGTTGAGTTTACGGACGTAGGACGTACACAGCCAAGACAAGCACCACAAGAATTAGTAGAAGATATAGACAGTAACCCCTTTGCAAGTGACTTTGATAACAGGAACCTATTCGGATGACATATTTAGAAGCAATCAATAAAGTACTACGTAGGTTACGGGAAGATGAAGTATCGTCTCCTGACGCTACAGCGTACTCAAAGTTAATCGGTGATTTTGTAAACGACGCTAAACGTCTAGTAGAGGATAGTTGGAACTGGTCAGGCTTACGTAAGGAAGGAACTATAAGCACTGTAGCAGGTCAACGCAATTATACTCTAGTTGGCGCTTCAAGAATGGGTACAACTTTAGAAGTAACTAACAGTACTGAGAAATGTTTTGTAAACTTAGGTACTCAACGTGAACTACAGGAAGACAAGTTTGTAAACCCTGCTAATCAAAGCGTACCAACTAACTATGTGTACACTGGGTATAACGAAAGTTTAGAGGGTATGGATTTTCAAGTGTATCCTGTTCCTGATAAAGTATATAACCTTAACTTTTTAACTGTTGACAGGAGCGACGAGTTTACTACAGGTACAGAAGTAGTTGAAGTTCCTTCCTTACCTGTTGTTCAGCTTGCTCACGCGATGGCGGCAGAGGAACGGGGGGAACTAGGAGGAACTAGCACAAGTAAACTATATGCAATTGCTAGAGCTACTTTGTCTGACGCTATCGCTATGGACGCGGCTAGGTTCCCAACTGAAACAGTGTGGTATGACGTATGAGCCAACAATTACGTAATTTAACAGTAGCCGCACCTGCGTTCTTCGGTTTAAACACCGAGGAATCTCCTGTGGGCATGAGTCCTAACTTTGCGTCAGTTGCTGATAATTGTGTAATTGACAATCGTGGTCGTATTGGCGCACGTAAGGGCTACAATAACGTATCTACTAACGGCGGTGCGGTTCTAGGTACTAGCCGTGGTATCGAAGGTATGCTAGAGTTTACTGCTTTTGACGGTACAGTAACAGTATTCTCGGTAGGTAACAATAAGATATTCACAGGGACAACTACTCTGACCGAAGTATCATTACCTGCAAATTATACTATATCAGCCAACAACTGGAAGATAATATCGTTTAACAACGACGTTTACTTTTTTCAGAAAGACCATCACCCTCTTGTTAGTAAGGTAGGTTCTACTACACTTATTAAGGTAGTAAAAGGCAATCACGATGCTCCTTTTGGTAACGAAGTATTATCGGCGTTTGGTCGTCTTTGGGTAGCCGACGTAACAGGCAACAAACACACAGTATATGTTTCTACTTTGTTAGACGGAGAAGAGTTTGATGGAGCCGATTCTTTTGAAATAGATGTTACTAAGTTTTGGCCTGAAGGCTACGATGAGATTGTAGCATTGACAGAGCATAATGGCTTGCTTATTATTTTTGGTAAGCACTCCATGTTGATTTACGATGGAGCGCAGGGTGGAGCAGGTGCTTCAGGTAACCCTGCTAGTGCTGTGGCTACTATATTCCTAAAGGACACCGTAGAGGGCGTAGGATGCATTGAGAGGGACTCTGTGCAGGCTACTGGTAACGACATACTGTTCCTGTCTAATCGCGGTGTAATGAGCTTAGGGAGGCTTATACAGGAAAAGTCACTACCTCTGCGTGACGTTAGTAAGAATGTACGTACTGACCTTATGGGTCTTGTTAAAGAAGAAGCACTGCCTGTTAAAAGTACTTATAGTCCTGATGATGCTTTTTACTTGATAACTTTCCCTTCAAGTAATACTGTTTATTGTTTTGACGTAAGAGTTCCGTTGGAAGACGGTTCGTTTAGAGTGACTACTTGGTCAGGCATTATGCCTCTGTCCTTTGCTCAAATAGCCTCTAATGGTTTTTACATGGGATTGTCAACTGGTATTGTACAGTATGATGATTATCTTGACGATACAGCTACATACACCATGAGTTACTTTAGTCAGCCTTTAGACTTTGGAGACTCTACTGTTGTTAAGTTTTTAAAGAAGTTTAACCTAACAGTCATAGGTGGTCAGAATGCAACAGCCATTCTTAACTGGGGCTATGACTATGCAGAGAACTACTCAAAACAGTCGTTTACTATAGGTGGCGGACAGGTCGCTGAGTTTGGTGTTGCAAAGTTTAACACGACGGCAGAGTTTTCAGGCGGTGTAGATGTTAATACACCTAAAGTAAATACAACAGGTTCTGGTAACGTGGTCTCTATTGGCGTTACTTCTACAGTAAACAGCAGTCCCTTTTCAATACAAAAAATTGACATACTAGCTAAAACAGGAAGACTACTATAATGAGTAATTATTCACCTACCACTATTTTTGCGGATAAGGATGGGTTCCCAACAAATGACCCGCGTAAGATTATTAAAGGCTCTGAGTTCGGAGCAGAGTTTACTGCTATCTCAACCATGAGTGGCACAAAGGCTGACCTTGCGTCGCCTGCATTTACAGGCGTAGTCAATTTAACCTCTGCTACCATTAACGGTAACATTGATATGCCTGACAACAGTAAAGTTCTTATAGGTGATGATGATAACCTTCAGCTTTACTACGATGGTACTGATAGCTATATTGACGACATAGATTCAGGCAATCTGTTAATCAGAGGAACTCAGCTAAAGTTACAATCGTATTCTACAGGAGAAGATTACGTTACTTGTACTACTAACGGCGCAGTTGCTTTGTTTAACAATGGCGTACAGAAAGCAAATACTTTCGGGTTTGGTTTTCAGGTTGCAGGTCGTCTTGAAGTAGACACCCCTAGTAACAATGCTGATGAAACAGTTATATTTAAAAAGGAAGGTACAACCTGTGGTGGTGTACGTACACTACTCTCTGGGGGAGCTACGGGTTTAATTGTAGGTTCAGGTGGTGCTAGTTTAAAGTTTACCCCTATTTTTTCTTCAGGTTCTGCAAGTATTGCACCTTTTAATATAACTACAAATCAGTTTGTAAACGGTTCGGTTGACTTAGGACTTCCCGCCGCACAGTGGGATGACATCTACTCAGTCAATGCTGTTACTACTTCTTCCGACCGCAATGTGAAACAAAGCATTGAAGAGTTATCTGAAGCAGAGACCCGTGTAGCTCAGGCTTGTAAAGGTTTGGTACGAAAGTTTAAGTGGAACTCAGCAGTAGAAAAGAAAGGCAGTGAAGCTCGGTATCACTTTGGTGTTATGGCTCAGGACGTACAGTCAGCCTTTGAAGCCGAAGGTCTTGACGCAGGCGACTACGGTTTGTTTGTTAGCAATACTGAAGAAGATGAAGACGGTGTAGAACAAACAAGACTTGGTGTACGCTACACTGAGTTACTAGCGTTTATTATTGGAGGATTAGTTTAATGAGTAACGGTTTATTTGATTTTGGACGCAATCTGCTAGATACGGCAGGGCAGTACTACTTAGGTAAGGAAGGACAGGAAGGAGCTACAGCGGCAGGTCAAGCGGCGTTAGCAACTGGTGAGCAGATTGGTCAGACAGGGGTAGGACTAGCTGAGTTTAAACCCTACACTGTTACTAGCGGTTTGGCTACAGGCGCTACTACTGCCGAGGGTGGTTTAGACCTCACACTTTCTCCTGAAGAACAAGCACGACAGAACCAGTACTTAGGTCAAGCACAGAGTATGTTTGGCGGTCTTACGGGTGACGTAGCCGGAGGTTCACAGGCTATCTATGAGCAGATGAGAGCCGCGATGCGTCCTGAAGAAGAACGTCGAGAACAGGCTATGCAACAGGGTTTGTTCTCTAGCGGTCGTGGTGGTATTTCATCAGCGGCGTATGGCGGTACTCCTGAACAGCTTGCTTTTGAGAAAGCACGACAGGAAGCTATGCTTAACGCTCAGTTAGCGGCACGTACTCAGTTCGGTACGGAACAAGACCGTATGTTACAATCAGCTCAAGGCTTACAGACAGCAGGTTATAACCCACAGCGACAGGCTATTGACTTGTTTGGTGCGTCAGCTACTCCTGCGGATATTGCAGGTGCAGGACGTAGACAAGGTGCTTCCATCTACGGTACTTCAGCTATCAAAGGCTTAGAAGGTATGATGCAAGGTGAAAAACTTGCTAACGAATTACGACAGCAACAAATACAAGCTATGATTGGTGGTATAACTGGTTCAAGAAACCCTCAGACTGGTGAGCTAGAGGCAGGAGCGGCAGAGTCTTTCTTTGATTACCTTTTAGGCCGGAACAACATAAGCCTCAACTCTTCCTACAGTCCTACTGACACTGTACAGGATATAGGCGATGTGCTTGACTTAGATGAAGACTTCGACATCACTAAAGAATAATAGGAGACAAAGACAATGGCAAAAACAGATTTAACTGGCCTGCTTACAGGCGTTACACAGGCTCCTATTGACCCTATGTTAGGTGCTTCCTACGAACAACGTATGCTTGCTAGAGGCGCTCAAGCCGCCCAAGGCTTACGTCGTGGTATGGGTGCATTGACTGGTGCTGATACACGTACTACCTCAGAGAAAGCTCAGGCGATGTTGGCACAGCTAGACCCTACTAAGAAGGAAGACAGAGTAAAAATCCTTGAGGTTGTTAGTCGTGTTAATCCTGAACGCGCACCTGCGTTACGTGCGGCTTTTGCTGAGAAGGATAAGGAAGATGCGTTGTTATCAGCATCTGTTTCTTCCTCTACTGAGACTAGAAAATCAATAGCGAAACAGCTAGAGGCAACACATCCTGACTTAGCTAAGGCAGTTATTGCTGAGAGAGCCTCCGGTAATACTCAGGCACTACAGGCGGCCTTGGACATTATTAAAGAGAAATCTAAAGCACCTTCAGGAGAAGCTGACCCCTCTTTAGTCAAAGAATACCAGTTTGCAAAAAGCACTGGATATGAAGGAACTTTTCAAGAGTACATACAGTCTAAGAAGAGTCCTCTTGTGTCTACTGTTGAAACACCACAGCAGAAAAAACTAGAGAGTAACCTAGAAAGACAGGAAGCAATGTATGACTTAACTAGAGAAGCCGCCCCTGCTAATATTACAAAGGCACAGACTGCTCGTAAAGTACTTAAAACCGTCAATGACGGTATAGCTACCGGAGCTTTCCCCGAATTTGTAGCTAACCAGTCATCGGCTTTCCAAGGAGTTTTACAGAAGTTTGGTATTCCTGTCCCTGAAGGTTTGGCTAGTAACGTACTACAGCAGTCTGAATTAAAGAAAATCCAAGTAGATGGTATGCTTCCTTTTATTGCGGAGCAGGGTAGAGGTTGGACGGACGCTGATAGAGAGAACTACTTTAAGACATCAGCGGGTTTTACACAGCCTTGGCAGTATAACGAAGTTGTGGCTTTAACAGACTTGCAAAATGCTGTTGACGGGTTAGATAAAAACCAATTTGCTTATGCTCGTGCTAAGTTGGACACCGTTACGGATTTAGATGGTGATACCTTGTACGCTGATTATCTTAAACACCTGCCTCGAACTAAAGTAATAAAAGATTTTAAAAGAGGCGATTTAACCTATGATAAGTTAGAGGTTATTGAAGATGGTGCTAACCTCTCACAATACTGGGTGGAGTCTATACCTAAAGGCTTTATGATAGAAAAACCTAATGGTGAGCCGGTGAATATGAGTTGGGAAGATATTAATGCCACCGCACAAGGTCGCGGTCAGACAGCAAGAGAATTTTTAGCTGAACAAGAACTTAAAGGCTCGATTAAAAAGGCACTATAAAATGACTGGAAGAGTAATTGATTTTGGAGTATCGCCTGCTGAACAGCTAAAGGCTTCTGTAGGCGGTCAGGTAGTAGACTTTGGTGAGTCACCCAATGAAGAAATAGCTCGCATTGCCAACGAAAAAAGAATAGAAGCATTGGAAGGAGGTGTCCCAGAGGCATTCCCTGAGGTTCCTAGTTTACCTAACGATTCTGTTCCTTCTTCAGGCGGCGAAGGCGTAACTATGGGCGAAGAGATACGTCAAGCAGTGTCTCCAGTCCTTAACCCTGTAATGGAAGTAGTAGACACCATTAACAACACAGTCTATGGAACTGCTTACGATGCTTTCGTTAGAACTCCTGCTTATTGGGCATCCACTGGTTACGAGAACATTAAGAATGTTGTACAGGCCGCTGACCCTAACGTAGACTATGAAGGTCTTGAGTGGGGAAGCGCCCCTGATATTCCTGATATTTTGAAGAATAAAACTTTTGTTGCTGACGAAGACACTGAAAGGTTTTTAGACAGGGGTGGTCAATACGCCGGTATCGGTATGAACGTTACTGCCGCCGCTCGTGTATTTGTGAATCAGCTAGGTAAAGGACTGTTAAAGTGGAACAAGAAGGGAGCCAGACTAGACCCAGTTACGGGTAAGACTATGACAGGAGTAGAAGGAGGTAGAGTAGGTATTGCTCGTGAGCTTTCGCGTCAAAAAATGCCGACGGAAGTTGAACAGGCGTTGCGTATGGCGGGAGCAGGCTTTGTTGCAGGAGAGTTAGCTGAAAGCGATAGCCCCTTGATTAGTATACCCGCAGAGCTTGCGGCGGCTGTACTACGTAAGCCTGCTACTTATTTTGACATAGCCACTGGTCTTACTAGAAGCGCTGATACAGGTACAGAAGTTGCCGCAAAAAGAGTTAAAACTCAGTTTGAAAAGCAGTTTGGTGTTGATGTTATGGACACGGCGGCTAGTAGAGCTAAAGGTTTAGCTGATGATGGTTATGAAGCGGAACTGGCTTTAAGAGCCGCCCAGAAATCAGGAGATGATGAGGTATTGTCCGTAGCTCAACAAACGGACGATGCAGGTTTATTAGTAGGCGAGAGAGCTTTAGCGGCTGAGGACGCTGTTTTTGCAGGTAAGATTGATGACCAACTAGACCAAGCTCAGTATTCTTTAGCTAAGGAGATGGAAGCACTACTAGACCCTACTACAGGCGCTTATAATTGGAAAGCTGTTGAAGAACTTCTTCCTAAAATAAAGGACGACCTGCTGTCAGGTGTAGACGATAGAGTGCGGATTGCTCACGAAGAAATGGCGGCAATGCTAAACATCTTCGGTGGTGATAAAACTAAGATGTCTAAAGAGTTTAACAGACAGTTTGAAAAGGTTTTTGCCGACATTAACAAGCAGGAAGATAAACTTTGGGGGCCGATTAACAGAGCAGGCTTTCAGTTAGACACGACCGGCTTTAAACGTGCCATTAACGACATTGTTGAAAAATCTAACAGAGAGACAGCTTTACCTGCTGAGAAGTTTGCTGAGTACCTTGGAGCAGGCTTGATGCGTACAGATAAAGGATGGAAGACCGTACCTTTAAGTTTAAAAGGGGATAAGAAGTTTAAACCTAAGTACCCTATAGTATGGCCTAAAGTGCCTATGGGTGATAAACAAAGCCCACAGGTGATGAAAACAATTAGGACATCGCTTAACGAAATGGTACGTGACCCTAACATTACTGTTGATGTTGATGCGGCTGTAAAGGCACAGGATGCCGCTGTACAGGCATTAACTGATGGTGTAGGAACGGTTCCCGCCGCGTTCAGAAATAGTTATTTAGCGGCTACTGCCTATTCTAAGAAATCGCACGAGACTTTTACACACGGAACTTTAATGCCTAAAGTTAAAAAAGCGGTTCCTGAGAAAAAACTAGAAATAGCTATGGCAGGTCAAACTAAGTCTGAAAGTGATATGAACATAGTTGCCCGCGAGTTTGAAGAAGTGCTTAACCTAGCTCCCCCAAGAAGCCAACAAGCCCAGTCTCAAATGCTTAAATCAGCAGAGGCTTCGCTGAAGGCTAAGTTTGCTGAACAGGTAGACCCTACGGACATTGCTTCTTTTGATGCTTTTATCGCCGCACATAAGACTGCGTTTAAGCGTTTCCCAGAAGCAGGTAGAATGATTAAAGCGGCAAGAGCTAAAGCTAAAAGACAGGGCGTGGTAGTTAAGAACAGGGAGTTAAAAGCGGAAGCGGCTAGAGTAGATATTTTTACAAATCTTGTAGGTAAAACACCTGATGAAGTAATGGACACTATTTTAAAGTCTGCGGAGCCTATGAAGAACGCTAGAAGATTTCGTCTTATGTTAGGTAAAAGCCCTGAAGCTAAAACAGCCTTTCAAGACGCTGTTGCCCGTAGGGTAATTGGACAGTCTTTAGAGTTTATAACGGCACAGGTTAAAGGTAAAGGGACTATTGAAGTAATAAACAAAGCTAAGTTTGACAAAACATTAGATGAACTAAGTCCTTTGTTAGAAACTTTTAAAGGTAAAGAACTTAAAGGTTTAAAGATGCTACAGGGACAGCTAAAATCTTTGGAGAAGACTCTATCAGCTAAAGGAGCGGAAGCATTGGAAGACTATTCACCTCCGTTGGCTTTAAGACTAGCCGCTCAGTTAGGTGGTATTAAAGCCGTAAACTTGTTGTTTGGTTCTTCTTCTATTGTTTTAGCAGGAACAGCCTCCAATCAAGCCACACAAGCACTACAACGATTGGGCTACGCTCAGGCTGATAAGGTTTTAAAGGAAGCATATAGGAACCCTGAGCTTATGAAGATACTGCTAAGTCGTAACATCACACAGACTCAGCTTAAAGAGCTTAACTCAGGAAAATATGTAGTAGGTCGTACCTTGTATAAGATACTTACAGGGGAAGCCGTAGAAGAGTAATAAATAGTAGACGTAAAAAAGGGGGTCGCAATGACCCCCAAGTCTTACTACACTATCTCACAAGCACCGCCGGTACACGCTAACTCCTGTGAGCCGGTTGTGTTGTCTTCCTGCTCAAAGTATTGCAGGTCGTTCCAGTTAATATCTTTTGGCATTGATGCTAGTAGTTCTTCATATTGTTCAGCATTGATGTCCTCATAAGGAGCTTGCTGATACGTATGTTCACTTACAGGCAACAAACTAATACCACTACACAAGTCAAAGTTATCCCAAATCCACTGAGCTACCTGAAGGAACTCGCTGTCAGTGTAGTATACTGTGATACTTGGCTTATGCTCACACCAACTATTCTGGTACATCTTCCAAAGCTCTAACTGGTGCATGGCACCTACGTCACTGACCGT